ATGAAATCGGTATTACTCGGCATTACGCTGCTGGCAACCGCGACCGGCGCGCTGGCGGCAGACAAACTGGTGAACATCACCAAACTGGAGTACGGCAAACAGTGGGCGTTCACCAAGGAAGAAGTGACGCTGCAGTGCCGCAGCGGCGGCGCGCTGTTCGTGCTCAACAACAGCACTCTGATGCAATACCCGCTCAACGACGCAGCGGAGCAGCAGGTGAAGAAGGGCCATCAGCGTGCGCAGCCGCTGGAGGTGCTCCTGCTGGACGACCCTGCCGAACCGGGGAAAAAAATGAGCCTGGCGCCGTTCATTGAACGCGCCGAGAAGCTGTGCGCTGACTAACCGCTTATTTGCCAACGCCTTGCCCAAGGTGCGCGGATTGATGCGCCTTTGCCGCATAGTTATTTCGTCACGAAACTATCACGCGGCCGCCGGGCGGCTGGCAAAACTGGCGCGGTAGGCTACTCTTAAAGTGCACGGCTGAACAAGCCCTGCATTAAATGCCAACTTTTAGCGCACGGCTCTCTCCCAAGAGCCATTTCCCTAGACCGAATATAGGAATCGTATTCGGTCTTTTTTTGAGTTGTTGATTTTAAAGGGTTTATTTTCGCTTGTCCGAAAATGTCCGAAATATGTCCGAATTTTGATATTCGGTCTTTTACAGCATCACGTACTCTTTCCCCCTCGTTTTGAGATATTTCAGCGTCATCATTTCCGTTGTATGCCCCAGCAGCTTTTGAGCAAATGCCTTGTCGTTCTGCTTTTCGTACAGGCGGCCGGACAGGCTTCGGATCTCGTGGAACGTCGGTGGGCTTTCCTGAAACTCCAAACCCGATGCTTTCCGCGCGGCGACAAATTTTTTCGTTAACCCGTCGGGATGGATCGAACCATCTGGGCTATTTTTCCTGATGCCGGCGCTGATCATGAAGTCAGTCGTGCTGACCAATCGGCATCGGTCGATAACGGCGCCAAGCCGCAGGCCCATGCATTTCAGTTCAAGATCAAGGGGGAGGGAGAGCAAAGCCCCCGTTTTGCCTTGTTCAACCTGCAGGCGGCCGTCAACGATATGGCTAAAGCGCATTTGTGTCAGATCCTCGCGGCGCTGGCCGGAGACCAGAGCGAGATCCATCGCCAGGCAGAACCAAGGCGGCATTGTTTCCGCGGCCTCTCGAATCGGCCCGTATTGCTTCAGTTCCAGACGTTCGCGCATCACGACAGCTTTCGCCGCGCGGGTAGGGGTCACAGGGTTGTTTTCGATGTGACCTTCCACGATCGCCTCGCGGAAAATATCAGACAGCACCGATCGCATGGTTGCGGCCATTGTCTTTTTGTTCTGGGCGATCCAAAACTCGAGAAATTCGGCGATGTGGCGTGTCGTGATTTTTGTCAGCACCATGTCGCCCAGGCGCTCCCGGATAATGGCAATTTGGCCGGCGCGCACTTTGTATGTGTTCTCGGCCAGTTCTCGCCGCTTGAATAGGACATCGTACCGATCGAGCCAGGCGTTTAGCGTGTATTCGTGGCTACCCTTGATTTTCTCCAGGAGCAGAACGGGAGAGTAATTTTGTTCGATATAGTGGTTGGCTTCAATCGCCTGGGCGATAGCCTCGCGTCGCGAAATCTGACCGAGAGAGATCTCCTTTTTGGTGACTGGATTGCGCCAGTAGAACGCGTTCCGGTTTCGGCGGAATGTCAGGTTTTTAGGCAGTCTCATGTCATACTCCCCCCTTTGCCGAGTCATTAATCACTTTCTCCATAAACGCTGTTCTTGCTGGCTCGATGCTGCGAGCTTCTTTTATTTTTTTGCCTAAGCGAGGATCGCTTGGGTCTATGTATATGGCACCAGGTACAAGCCTGTATTGCTTCCCGTGTTTTTCAGCCGCCGGGTAAAAATTGCCGTTTCGAGCCCAGCGCTGAAGAGTTTGCAATGACGGTTTTTTCCCAGGATAAGTGCTATTGCACCATTCCTCTAAGGTCAAAAATACGGCGTGGCTAGTGCTGTTGATTGTGTTTGGAAGATGACTATTGCAACTCCCCTGGATCAATTTGTTGGACATGGTCTTTCCTCAGTTTCAGCTTCAGTAATTGGGCGATTGCGTCGTCGGTCACACGACACGCCCGGGCGATATCGTCATCGCTCAGCGTCGCTTTTCTGACGCTGGCAGATAGCCGGCCGATCTTGATATCGAAATCAGAGAGTAGGCGGGCGCCTGGTTGCCATGGTTGCATTGCTGTTCCCCGTTGTGTGGTTTCCAACAATGCAAACATGGCGGGGGTGGTTATTTCTGATTAGGCGTAATCGGTTTTTTAAAGGCTTCTTTCTCGCGTGTCAGGCGTACAGATTGCGGGAAGTGGAAAGCCAGCTCGCCGCGGCTCTCGGCCTCAATGATTCCGGTGGTACCGTCAGGGAAGGTCACGTGCACCGCATCGCCTTTGGCCAGGTACATTCTCAGCATGTGAGATCCTCAGTATTGGCCCCGTCGCCGGGGCCGGATGATTAACGCACCTGCAGCGACGGTTCGCCGATTTCGATATGCGCGCCTTTGACCTCCACGCCGTTTTCGATCGCCTCTTTGATGGCTTTCTTGTCCGGCGCTACCACCGTTTGCACAGTCACCAGTTCATCCGGTAGCAGGTCGGCATTGTCGACCACCACGTTGGCAGAGCCTTTGCGCGCCGTGAACGTATTTGCTGTGGTTTTAATGGAGCCCTGGCCGCTGGCCAGCAGGCACGCCAGCACATACTTGCGGATCGACTTGGCGCGGTTCTCGAATGATTTTTTGCGGTCGGTCAGGCGTTTGATTTCCGCCGCCAGCGTGTCGGCTTGCCCCTCGATATTACGAACGTGGATAAAAGCCGCGTCCAGTTTGTCGCCGAGCGCCCCCTCAATACCCTCCAGCGTGTCGGCGATCATCTCCGGCGTCAGATCGTCGGAGGTTTCGATCAGCTCCTGAAACTTGGCGTAATCAGCTGCTAATGCAATGGCGTTAATGCTCATGATGCTTTCTCCTCGGTCAATGCGGCGATGCGTTCATCTTTCAGTGCGGTCAGGCGGCGCAGGCGGCCGGCCAGGTATTGGGCAAACTCTTTATCGCCTTTGCCGTCGGCGGCCTTGCGATGGGCTTCAATCTCACGGGCGACAGATCCGTGAACCTTGGTCGCCTCATTGGCTGTAACCGCACCCTTGAGGGTCTCGGCGACTTTCGCCAGATGCTCGTCCAGTTCTTCGCGCATGCGGGTTACACCCTCGGCTTTCTCGCTGGCGTTCTTGAGCGCGAACTCTGCATCGTTCTCCTGGCGGTAGGTCAGATCGTCGTACAGGCCGAGGAACACGTCGGCGGAGAAGCCGAGTTGTGACAGGGCTTTTTTGGTGGCGTCGGTGAGAGACTTTTTCGGCGCTTCACCGTCGCTGAGTGGCCCGTTTTTGCTCTTGTAAACGTATGGCGTGCAGCCATAAGCGATCACCTCGCCAGTCTTACCGCTGTGCTTGTACCACAGGCGGATTTTCACGGTGTGGTTTACCTCACACAGATAACCGGCGGCGCCGTTCGGAATGATCTCTTGAATAAAGCTCCCGTCCTGCTGCTTCACCGATCGCATGATTGGAGCGCCGTTATCGAAACGCTCCTCGATGATTTCTACGCCCCAGTTAATGCCCTGCGGCCCGAATACTTTGGTGGCCTGCATCACCATGTAGGTGCCGTTTATCGATGTCCCGCCGCCGTTATTGCTGAATGCCTTGGTAAACTTGGCGTCGGTCTTATAAACGCGGTTCCAAATACCGAGGTTGTCGCCATCCTCTGCCGATTGCTCAGCGATAACCAGCTCAACCTGCGCGGCGCGCTGCTGGAAATCATCTAGTTTAAAAGGTGGTGATGGCAGAGTGGCGTTTTCTTCCGCCTGCTGCAGTTGCGGGGATTTCTCCGCTGGCGCGTTGGCGTAAACGCCATAGCCCATCTGATCCAGTTGCTGCTTGGCCTGTGCCGCCGCTGCGTCGGTAACTTGCTGCTGCGCCACTTCCGTTTTTTCACCCTGATTTGAGACGGCAGATTGCGCCGTGTCTGGATCCGCATGCTGCTGCTCACCGTTGCCGATCAGACCTTCGATAGAGAAGCGGCCGCCGCCGAGATTTTCCACTGATACCGGTGGTGGGTTCTTGCCGTAGGAATCCAGCTCTGGGCATGCAGTATGACCAGCGAGGCGTGATTTCACGAAGTGCAGGCGTTCTGCATCGTCGCTGATCAGCTTGAGGTTTTTCAGACCGTCGGAAATGATGCCGTGGCGCAGGTCGGTTTCGACGTTGAGAATGCCGACGATCACCCGCAGCGTTTTGTCCCACGCGCGCCAGGCGTTATCGCGGTTGGCGATAATCTCTTTGGCGTTCTTCACGTCGGCCGCTTTCGCCTCTGCAGGATTAACGCCCATGATTGATAACGCCGTGTGCATGCTCAGGGTGTTGTAGTCGGCCGCGCCGCTGGCATTGTCGGTGCTGGTGCTGGTGCTGGTGCTGGTGCTGTTCTGCGTCAGGTTTTCGCGATCGTCAGGCTTGTCGACCCAGGCCTGCGCGAATGCGGTGGTGGCTTCTTCGGTCGGCATGGCAGTAGTGTTTTGGAACAGCGCTGAAACCAATTTATAGACGGATGCGGGGTACATGGCGCCGACAGCGGGAACCGACACTAACCCGTCGATCACCGCGCGCATGCCGGTATCATCTGGCGTTTCCTCGTCATTGAGCAAATCCACAACCAGCGATAACTGGCTATTGTCGATCTCAGCATCACCGTACATCACAACGGCGGCGATCCGAACGTTGGCAGGTTGCGCCATCAGGTCGATAGGCCCGGCCGGCAATTCCGGCTCTGGCTCTTTTGGCGTCCACGCGTTGCCGTCGAACACGTTCTCAGCGGCAAACTTTTCATCAAACTGACCGACGGCCGGGCGAGGGTGGCCGGTTTGGTCTTCGACAGTTTTCGGATTGAAGAAGTTGTCGCCGCCCTCCGGGTAGGCTTCATACAGTTTGCCGGTGGCGATGCTTTCGGCCGCGCGCTTGTTTGGCGCTTCCAACGCGATCACCAGCGGCACGGCGCCGTTAACCTGAGCCTTTTTCTTAGGCTCAAAAAGTGAAATGTAGATAGGCATTTTTGGTCTTTCCTCTGTTTAAAAACGGCGCTGGTCAGGCGCCGGGGTGGGTTAAAACTTCTCGCGCGATACGGCTTTCACGTTGTCGCAATACCAGCTGTAAAGCTCACGCTGGCGCTGCTGTATGGTGTCCGGCGTCGCCATCATTACGGCCATCAGCAGGCGGTCGCGGGTGTCTGCGGCGGTGCCGTCGATGTGGGTGAAAACCTCGATCGCCTCGTCGGAATAACCGTGCGTCGCTGCGGCTTCGAATTGGTCGCGCTGCCCGGTTTCATCATGGCGTTGACACAGCGCCAGCTCTGCGCCCAGATTGTGGGTTTCGATATCCATGGCCACGCCCTCAGTACGGCAGTTCGTCGGCTTCGATAGGGCAGTGCTCAATGCAAAGCAGCTGCTGCACCTGATCGTCGATCTCGGCAATGCGTTTGTAAGTGGCGTCGGCCAGACGGGCTTTTTCCAGCTGCAACACCTCAACCTGTTTCCCGATGATGTCGATCGGCTCAGGCTGGTTAACGTCGATGTGGATTTGGCGGGTTTCCAGCAGAACATAACCACGGAATGACGTCATATCAGCGGTGGCAACCGCGAATCCTTCGGTCAGTGGGAAGGTTGTTGCATGGATAAACAGCGTGACGGGTATCTGTAGTGCTTTCATAGCGACTCCTGATATAATCGGAGCTGATCAGTAGCTCCATGGGTTATTGGTCTTTCCTCGATACAGGGTTGGTCCCCTGTATCATTCCCGGTTGCTTTGGTCGGCGCCGGGGTAAAAGAACCCGCTTCGGCGGGTTTTTTTACGTCTGGTGGTTGCCGGTCTTTCCCGGCTGTCAGAGCTGGTCAGGCTCCCGGTCTTTCCTCAATTTGCTGGGTGAAAAAATTGCCCCGGCGCGCGGGGCGAAAGACTACACACAGCAATGTCTTTCGGGTTGTGGTGGCCGAGAACAACGCCCCGAAGTTACGACCACCACGTTTAAATTCTTTGCCGCGTATCGCCCGGCTGGCGGAACATTTCTGAACAACCGCTGCAGGGTTAGTGCGCTGTTGATGGGATTGATATTACCGCTTCGAATATTGATTGGTCAAGCGTAGCGGTAATAAAAATATGCGTAAATGTGATATGTGGTTGATTATTATGGTGAGAAAAAATAAAAAACCCGCGCGCGGCGGGTTTGTAATGAGCTGGTTATTGTTTTCTTGCGGCGAGAAGTTCTTTGAAAAGCCTATCAAAATCAGAAACTTTCTCTTTCAGTTCAGCCATGTGTCTCGACTTTTCACTTTCAGGTAGTCTTTCGTATAGGCTGATCAATTCGGCTTGTTCTGGTCTTAGTATCTGCCACCCAGGTGCTGCCAGGTCTTCGCTATACTCACCTGACTTTCGCACATAGTTCATCAGCTCAGCCAGTTCGGGCTTGATTTCTTCTGGCCTGACCTGCAAAAGCGCAGCAAATTTAAGGACTGCATCAGTACCTAACGGGTTTTTCCCGTTTAAATACTGACTGACAGTTGATTGCGTTTCGAAACCGAGCGCATCCGCCGCCTTTTCCTGAGTAAGACGGAGCGTGACTTTCTTCTCGTTCCAGATTTTCCGCAAGCGTTCAGCGGCTTCCTGATCTTTGATATCGAGCGGTTTTTTCTTCATTAGTCCATTTTATTCGCAATTCTAATATCAGCCAATTACCGCTACGCTTGACTTATAAATATTCGTAGCGGTAATATTAATTCATCGCATCAACACGAGGAAAGGTGATGGACTTAAAAAGTTACTTGGGCGACGCCCGCATTCGTCAGCAAGATTTCGCCGTAGCAGTTGGCTCCTCTCAAAGCTACGTGAGCCGCGTGATTGCAGGTTCATGCGAGCTTGGTAGTGCGAGCGTTATCAAATGGGCGGCAGCAACAGGATTCAAGGTAACACCTCACGAATTGCGCCCGGATTTATACCCAAATGCCCGCGATGGTTTACCGGAGCAGACAGCAGCTTAACAACCAACCCCACCGAAATCTGATTATGCGTAATCGGGTTCGAGCGACAGGAGACGCGAAGTGGAAAACATCGAAAAACTGAAAAACGAGATCGTGAGCTGGGCGGCGGAGCAGGGGCAGGAACACGTTGCTATCGAGATCACGCGCGCATGGTTCCAGCTCGGCGCCGACGGTGAGCGGGTTCGGCTGTATCCGATCGAGGATGAAACCGGCGCCGCCGACTGGCGGGCGATCAACACCAACCGGCAGGCGATATTTCGCCACATGCGCAGCGAGTCGAAAGCCGCGCGTGAGAAGGTGCAGGAGCTGGCCGACGCCATGCTCGCCGCACTGCCGGCGGAACGGCGCGCCAGGCTGGCTGGCCCGACTCAACAGTATTTGCTTTCGGTGGCCATCCGAGAATTTGCCGCCGCGATTATCGCAATCCTGCTTGGCGCCTGTGACACGCCACAGCGTATTGCCGGCGCACTTGTCGCCCTGCAGGAAACCCAGCGCCTGACCAGCGCCGCGTAAAACTTTGTACCGAGGAAAGACCAATGCAAGCCAACCACATCACATACCGGAACGGCTGGCGCCTGAATGGCATGCCCGCCGACGCCGCAGAAATCAGACCGATCTTTGAAGATCGCCAGGCTGCCGCGCATGCCGTCTGGGAACAATACGAGCAGGGCAAGGCCGCGCTGCGTGAAGAAAACTTATCGCCGGAGCAGTACCAGGACGCGTGCCGCCAGCTTGCAGACTCGCTGGGGATCTGATGATGGATATTTTACAGCTTCTCGATCGCCCGGTCGCATTTCAGCGTAGCTTTGTTCGCCTCGGTGCCGGGGTTACGGGGGCGCTGCTGCTATCACAACTGGTCTACTGGGCTAACCGAACGAACGACGAGGACGGTTGGGTGTACAAAACCCAGGAGGACTGGGAAAGCGAAACCGGCTTGACTCGCTATGAACAAGAGGGAGCGCGGAAGAAACTCCGCTCACTCGGATTGCTGATCGAGTTGAAGAGGGGGCTGCCAGCTCAGCTTTTCTACAAAGTGAACGTAGATAAGTTAAATCAACTACTTGCAGAAGCATGCAAGGATGCGGAATTTCCACAAACAAGCGTGCGGAAAACCAGCAAGCCTGCTGCGGGAAAACCAGCAAACATTCATACAGAGATTACTACAGAGACTACTACAGAGATTACTGATGGTGGATCAGCTGGCGCTGATCACCCTGAACAGCCGCAGGCCGATCGGATGGATTATCAAAAAATCCTCGAAGCCTATCACGCCACGCTGCCAGAAATGGCGACGGTGCAGATCCTGACGGATACCCGTAAGCGCACGCTGCGTAACTTCTGGAAGAAATTCAAGTTCAACGAAACCCGCTGGCAGGCATACCTGCAGTTTATCGCCGAGAACTGCCGGTGGATGCTGGAAGACCGGCCGAACGGCCGCGGCGGTCAGTGGCGCCGTAAAAACTTCGACTACCTGATCACCGAGCGCTGCTATGTCGCCGTGAAAGAGGGCCGCGCCGATGATCGATAACCTGCCGGCCGCGCCGTACAACATCGACCTTGAGCAGGCCATTCTCGGCAGCCTGATGCACAACACGGAGCACGACAGGGCGGCGGCAGTGTTCGGCCTGCTGAAACCAGAATCGTTCTACCTGGCGGCGCACCGGATAATTTTCACTGAGCTGCGCGCGCTGGTGAACGCCAGCAGACCGACTGACCTGATCACTCTTAGCGATTCACTCGAGAGCAAGGGCGTACTGGAGCAAGTAGGTGGGTTCGCGTACCTGGCGGAAACCGGACGGAATACCAGCGTCCCGGCGATGGTCAGCTATGCGCACGCCGTACGTGAGAAAGCCGTTCTCCGCTACGCGTTGGAGAAGCTTTACGCCTGCGTTGAGCTGGTGGGCGCTAACAACGGCATGGACGCGGCGAACAAGCTGGCCAGCGTGCAGCAGATGATCACCGCCGTATCCGACCATGCGAGAACCGGCAAACACGGCGGCCTGCGCGCGGCGGGCGACGTGATCGGCGAATGGGTGGACGAGATGGATCGCCGGTTCCAAGACCCGGACAGCGCCGCCGGCCTGACGCTGGGTATCGAGAGCCTCGACCGGCTGATGTACCCGAAACAGGTGCTGCGTGGCGCGCTGGTTGTGGTGGGAGCCCGCCCGAAGATGGGCAAAACCGCGCTGTACAACAAAATCAGCGCGCACTTTGCGTTGAACCACCGACTGCCGACGCTCGTTTTCAGCCTGGAAATGACCGACCGGGGGATCATCGAGCGAATGGTCGCACAGGAAGCCAGCGTGAAGTCGGAAATTTTCTATGTCGGCGCTCACGACGACAACGATATGGCGCGCGCCATGGCCAAAGCCGCCGAGCTGGCTGAGTCGAACCTAATGATCGACAGCACGCCGGGCGTGACGCTGGCGCACATCGTGGCGGAGTGCCGCAAAGTGAAGCGCCAGCGCGGCACGGTGGGGCTGGTTGCGATCGACTACCTGACCCTGATGAAAGCCGAGGAAGCCGAGCGCCGAGATATTGCGTATGGCGATATCACCACTGGTCTGAAAAATCTGGCCAAAGAATTGGATTGCCCGGTGCTGCTGCTGACCCAGCTGAACCGCAAACTTGAAGATCGCGCCGACAAGCGCCCGGTGCCGAGCGACAGTAAGGACACCGGCCAGATCGAGCAGGATTGCGACGTGTGGATCGGCCTGTACCGCGACGCCGTATACACCAAAGGCGCCGACCCGCAGCTGATGGAAGTGATTTTGCGCCTGAACCGCGAGGGAGCTACTGGCACCGCGTATGCGCTGCTGGAAAACGGATATATCCGAGACATAACCGACGAGGAGGCCGCGCGCCGGGCGCAAACCGGGCAAACGAGAGAGCGGCGTTACGCCGACAAGAACGAAGCGACAAAGAGTTTTTAACCGGCGCCTGACCAGCGCTTGAACGACCAAAAAGAGGAAAGACCATGAGCACTATCAACGAAATGATCCGCGATAAGCGGTTTGTGATGGATGACGGCTGCGACCACGCGCCGGCGATTCTCGACCGCATCAACCAGGCAGCCCGCGCCCGTTCCCGCGCGCCGTACTGCCCACCTCCGAAACGCCAGCGCGTCGCCCGGCCGGCAGCAGAATCTGGCCCGATCGTCAAAATCGGTGACCGTATCAGCTACGGCCGCCGGGTGATGATCGGTATCTACGAGCTGCAACGCCTGGGGCGCTCTCCCGAAAGCATCGCGCTGATGCTCCGCATGCCCCTCGATCGGGTACTGCACATCCTGAAGCCTATAACGGCCGTACGCCGCGAGATACAGAAAAGCGTGGCAAGTGGGTTACCCCCACGCGAAAAAGACGTCATACGCCGTCTGGCGGCCGAATCGAGGGCGTAAACCATGGCCGGGCAATCGGACTATCTACCGCCCGGCCTGCCATTCAATCGAGGCGCCTGGACGCAGGAACAACGCGATTTAGAGCAGTTCGACCTGCGCGCCAGTGGCCTGGTTCGCGATTTATTCGCGAGGAAGATCACCCGCACCAAGGTGCTGGTGGCGATTGAAGAAGCGCCGGAGCAATACCGGGAACATTTCAGAGCACGCCTGAATTACTGGCGTGATCGCAGAGAGGGTAAGGGACAATGACACATTTCAAAGGCTGGGCGATCAACAATCCATGGGCGGCGCTGTTCTATGCATGCGCGATTTTCTGGGTGGCAGTAGCGGCGGCCGTCGCTTTGGCGGTGCTGTTATGACGGAAATCAAATCACCAGCGTTGCGTTATCATGGCGCTAAATTCCGCCTGGCACCATGGATTATTGAGCACTTGCCAGACCACACCTGTTACGTTGAACCATTTGGTGGCGCAGCTGGCGTATTGCTGAGGAAAAAACGCAGTTACTCAGAGGTTTACAACGATATTGATGGGGATGTGGTGAACTTATTCAAAGTGTTACGCGATCCTGCCAACAATGCTCGCTTACGCGCACTTTGCGCATTGACCCCTTATAGCAGAGATGAGTTCAACGCCGCTTACGAACCAACAGAAAATCCGATAGAGAGAGCCCGACGGATGGTGGTTAGAGCCTGCATGGGGTTTGGCTCCGCCGCAGCTGTGGGCGGGCAATCGGGATTCCGCAGCGATAGTAAGCGTCAGTATGCGACTGCATCTCATCTCTGGGCAAGCTACCCCGACAATCTGGCAGCAGTAGGGCAAAGGTTTAGTGGTGTGATCATAGAAAACAGGCCTGCAGTTGACGTGATAAAGGCGCATGATTCTGAAAAGACGGTGTTCTTTATAGACCCTCCATATCTACCAGAAACTAGAGTTCAGCGTAATCGGTACTACCGCTTTGAAATGGACGAGGCAGACCATATCACCTTGTTAGAGGTGATTTTAAAGGTCAAGGGGATGGCTCTCATTTCGGGTTACGATAGCGTTCTCTACAACGACATGCTTTCGGGATGGAGGAAGACGATGAAAGGCGCTCGTATCAGTGCTGGGAGAGGGACAAAAGTCAGGACTGAATGCCTTTGGATCAGCCCAAGAGCTGAAAATTCTAAGCGCTGAAGCAGACGTTAGTACTATGTGCAAACTGCCATTTTGTTGTACGATTCGATATAAATGTCACAGAGATGCTCATAAAATGGATGATATAGCCTCCTACAATAAAGAGATTTCTTTTGTCTGGTGGAACACTAGTTTATCGCCAGTCACTAAACGTGATAGGTCGAGTGATTTAGAAAAAAACATAGCCTTTACGATGATTGGATTGTTCTTGACAGAATTTAAAGCTGACTGCGTGTGTTTAGGTGAGATTTCGAATAATGATATTGCGCTAATTAAAGAGATTTGTGACCCACTTGGTTATGAAATACACAATGGTGTTCGACCTGTTGGGAGAACGTCTTTCGATACATGCGTAATATTCAATAAATTCAAGTTAGAATTATTGCATGGTAAAGAAATAAGCTCTGTCAAGGGTGGGCATAATCTTAAAGTTGCACAACAGATGGACTTTATAAATTTAACAGACAACAGTATCATCCATGTTTTTTTAAGCCATTGGCCCAGTAGGTTATGGTGTGAAGAAAATGGAGCTGACAGGCATTATCTTGGAGTTCGATTGCGAGATGCTATAGAAAAACTAAGCGTTGATCAGTGCTTGGCTAATGTAATTGTTCTTGGCGATTTCAATGATGAGCCATTTGATAAATCAATATCTGATCAGCTTATGGCAACGAGAGACCGTTTTTTGGCGGCTAAAAAGCGGTACCTTTTTTATAATCCGTTTTGGCGACATATGTGTATGAGCGGAGTCTATAGCCATGATTGCAACACCCCCGGACACGGAGGGACCTATTACTATAAAAATGATAGTAAAAATAGGTGGCGTACGTTTGACCAAATTTTAATTTCATCTGCTTTTTTAGGTCACACTAATTGGCATCTTAAAGAAAGCGGGATTAAAGTAATTGATATGCCAGGTTATATTGAGTGCATTATGAGTAGTGATGTTTCTTTTGACCATATGCCTGTAATGGCTGTTATTGAGAGGGTTTAAGAATGGCTGATTTTATGGGTTCAATTAACGATGGGCTGAATGCAGCAAAAAAAGCTGATGAAAATAGAGCTGAGATAACCTCAGTTATGGATGAGCTAAATTTACAGCTTGGTATGGCAACTAATAATTGCGTGAGACTTATTACGAGGTCTTTTTATAAAGAAGAACCTGTAAGATATCAAACCATGGCTGAAAAGATAATGGGTGTGAGTCTTTTAGATAAACCAAGAGAAGCTTATACTGCGCTTGCAATCTCGCACACTAATAAAGATTATGGTTTTAATGATATTGAGGTTGCGAAGTGGAGTGTGGATAAAAATGGTTATCCTTGTGTAATCAAGCTTGGCTCGGATGAGTTATATTGTGAAGACAAAGAAGCTCTCGAAGCTGCCTTGGCAGAACTGATGCGGGATACAGATGTTGGCGCAGCAGTTCTTAAGTGCATGAACTTTAGACCTAAAGCTAAGTAGTTCAATCGCCATAACTTTGTAAGGGCATGTTTGAGAGTTGTTGTTTCGACCCTGGCACAGAAATCTAGACTGTTTATTTGCACAGTGATTTGATTTAATCAACGCGCAGTATACAATAAAGAGATAGATAATTGATTGATATTAAAGATTTAGTTAAAGCTTTGCCCAGCACCGGACGAGTGATATTTACCTGCGATCACGGCGTAATAACCGGAACTCGCATCCTTAAGGATAATGAGTGCATAGCATCACTTAACGCGTTGATTGATTTGGCAAAATCCGCTGGTTATTCAGTTGTTAGACCTGATGGAAACGCGCTATAATTAACGGGCTGGACTGAACACCCAGCCCGTTCGAATTCTGAGCAACTGCTGCGCCACCGGAGAAAGCCCATGGCGCAGTATTCGTTTGTAAAATCCGCAGGAAATTTGTTAGTGCCGGCCACCCCGGACGCGATCGAATTCCTGAAAACCAAAGTGAAGATCGGCGCCGTCCTGTATGCCGATTTTAGCCAGGCTCGCAACCCGGCATTTCACCGTAAATATTTCTCCCTGCTGAATCTCGGATTCCAGTATTGGGAACCGACCGGCGGAGCCATATCGCCGACCGACAAAGAGCTGATCACAGGTTACGTGAAATTCCTCGCGTATTACGCCGGGAACGAAAGCACGTTGCAGGCAGCCGCCGACGAGTATCTGCAGGATGTGGCAGAAAAGCGCGCTGGGAATATCAGCTCCGCAAAATCGTTCGAGGCATTCCGTGCCTGGGTAACGATCCAATCTGGCCATTACACCGCATACCAGATGCCGGATGGCAGCGAGCGCAAAGAACCCCGCAGCGTATCGTTCGCCAAAATGGACGACATCGAATTCAGCGAATTTTACAAAGCCGTCCTTGATGTGCTCTGGAACTACATTCTGTTCCGCACTTTCCCTGATCAACAGTCTGCAGAAAACGCTGCAGCCCAGCTGATGGGGTACACGTCATGAGCAAATTAACCAAAGAGGCTCGCGGTCGAGAATGCCAGGTGCGGATCCCCGGCGTTTGCAACTTCAACCCAGAAACTACGGTATCCGCGCATTACCGACTGGCTGGCACCTGCGGCACGGCAATAAAACCAGACGACACACAGGCCGCGTGGGCCTGCAGCGCCTGCCACGATGAAGTAGACCGCCGCACGCGCCTTATCGACGCCAACGACGCCCGACTGATGCACGCCGAAGGCGTCATGCGCACGCAAGAAATTTTGAGAAAGGAAGGAAAATTATAATGCGCGATATACAGATGGTTTTAGAACGCTGGGGGCAGTGGGCGCAGGACAACAGCGGAGTGGATTACTCCCCAATTGCAGCCGGTTTTAAAGGACTGCTTCCGGATACCCGTAAGAGCAAACCCTCATGCTGCGATAATGACGGACTGATCATCGATGGTGCTGTCGGAAGGTTGAAGAAAGTTCGCGATGAGAGAGAGCTTGGCGTCATCATGCTGCATTATCGCTATGGGGTGTCAAAGTCGGCTATAGCACGGCGTTGGAAGATTTCAGAGGGCAGTGTGCGGCAAAAACTGATGATGGCGGAAAGCTTTATTGAAGGCTGTTTGGCTATGACCGGCGCAACTCTTGAGATGGACGCCTGGACGAGCAGATCAGATATTTCGCCAGTCGCATAAATTTCCGCTTTTCGTTACGAATTTTACTGGCTATTGTGATAAGAGTGGTTACGCAGTGACGTAGCTTATCAACTTTCAAGACCTCGTTTTTGTGAGTCTGTGTAAAGAATCTCAAATTTAGTACTTTAGTATTTTCTTTGGGGGTAACCTGACCATAAAGCTACTATGAGGTGTAGAATGTTGACGCTAATTAATAAGGTGCTTAATAGTAAAGTTTCTGGGTATGTAGTTGGTTTGCTTACAACCATATGGCTTGGTGTGAGCCATGTGGAAACCCTGGAAGAAGCAGAGAAGTTCGCAAAATAAACCCGCCTTGCGCGGGTTTATGCATTTTTATCCAGGTGTAAAAAGGGATTTTCGTATCTTGTGCCCCGTCTTCGCAATAATATGATCGTTTCTTTCTTTTCTTCTGCTGACTATGCCCTGTGTACGCAGAAAACAAAAGATCCCTAACTGGTGCTCTTTTAGGGCATCAGAGAAACCATGATTGATGGTGAGCCTACCAGTAAGGCGAACAAGATGACGCTGCCAATGGCGACAACTGCTGCTAAGTCTTTTTTCATATCATTATCCCCGATTAATGTATTGGTATTGCTGCGAACTCTGTCGGTTCGGCGTTTCTTCTAATCGCCAGGGCTAATCTTGTTAAGATGCCCGCGTGTGCGGGCTAGAGAAGCCATTCTGGTGTTTCAAGTGTTACAAAGTCCATAGATCAGATTGCTAACTCTATATGACAATTTCAACTTAGGACTATTCCGAAGTGGGGGCAAGTTTTACATGGAAGTAATGCGTCCTTTTAGGACAAACCTCAGAAAAAAACCCGCACAGCGGCGGGTTGAAAGGATAATTGCTTCATGATTTTTGTGTAGACGATGAGGTGCTGTGTGTGTCGTCTTTTGGCGACACTACAATAATGCTTCCAAGCGGGCAAGCCGATTTCCCAAAAAGTAAGAAAATTCTGTAATTCGGCGTTATACCGAGTAGATAACGTAATTCCAGTATGTTTTTAGTCAATCTTACGGGTGTTCATAAGCACAAGTATGTGATTGAATAGAATGATAATGTTGTCATGTTTCTGATGAATGCTACTCATCAGAAGGAGGTACTCACTTGATACTCGTTATCTAATCCCCCCGGATTATGTGAGTACCTCCCTCGATGGGATGCTGCACTAATCGGAGCGCAACGGAAAGAGTGCTTGAGTCCTTTAACGGGCGATTGGCACAACAATAGTACTCTTTTCGTTGTGGTGAATTGCAGTCCTCCGAGACAAGCCGAAGATAAGCACCGGCCGCCACGACACCCTACCAAGCCCCAGTCTAATTGCTGGGGCTTTTCGTTTTAGCCTCTTTGCTAAATCAGTCAACCACACTGCAAACATATCCTGACCTTGAGTGACTACGGCGGGAGGCTAAACCATTCCTATCACCCGGTACCGGGACAGATCCCCGGAAGGGGGAGGTATGAAGATGGACAAATACAGCTCCCAGCTCTCGTACTGGGTTGCTTCACTGTTGGCCGCAGCTGGCGCCATGACATTGCAAGATTGGGCTGTATTAGTGGGGATCCTCGTTGCCGTTTTTACTGCGGGGGTGAACTGGTATTACAAACGAAAATTGGTCAACAAACTCACAGCCGTCGGTTATGACAAAGAGCGAGCAAAAGCAGCCTATAAAGCGATGAGCGAGTGATGCCATGAACTCACAATTGAGAAATAAAATCGTCGCTGCCATAACCGGTGGCGGCGGGGCGATTGCGATCGCCACTGCAATGCTCGGCGGTCACGATGGGCTAGAGGGGCGGCGGTATGTGGCCTATCGCGACGCTGTCGGCGTTCTGACGGTCTGCGATGGACATACCGGCGCCGATATTATCCTCGGCAAGCGATACAGCGACGCAGAATGTGATTCGCTGTTGAAATCTGACCTGCAGAAAGTCGCACGGATTGTCGATCCCGCGATCAAGGTGAAAACCACGGAAACCCAGCGCGCCGCTATTTACTCGTTTTCGTTCAACGTCGGCCCGTATGCGTTTATAGGCTCCACGATGCTGAAAAAATTGAATGCCGGCGACCCGGCCGGCGCGTGCGGTGAACTGAAGCGCTGGAAGTATGCCGGCGGCAAAGAGTGGAAAGGGCTGATCACCCGGCGTGAAGTCGAAAACACCGTCTGCACCTGGGGCCAATTATGAACGGCTGGATGAGCAAGATCGCCAGCGGCAGCCTGGTGCTTCTGTTGCTGGTGGCTATCTTTCTTGGCGGTTACAGCTCGCTGTTGTCGCACCGGTTGCAGTTGGCACGCCAACAGGCTGCAGAGCAGAAAAAGACGCTGGCGCAGCAGGCAGGACTGATCACCACACTGCGCACGGATGACGCCCGTAATCGCGCAATAATGGCCGAACAGCAACGGAGAGAGCAGCAGCTGCGCCAGCAGGGCGCAAACTACCAGAGGAAATATCGTGAAGCAATCCAGAATGACGAGTGTAGCCGCCGCGCTGCTCCTCCCGCTGTTCTTGACCTCCTGCGCGGAACAGACACAAAAGCCGCCGGTGCCACTGGTGCTGTTGCCCCCTGAGTCGGTGTTCACCCCCTGCGAGCAACCAAAACTGCAGGGTGAAACATGGGGGGACATTGGCAGCCATGCGCTGGCGCTTCAAACAGCTTTATCAATCTGCGCTGGTCAGGTGTCCACGCTGAACCTATGGCGGGGAACTGTTGGAAAATTGAACAAAGACGGGGGGCGTTAGCCCCCCGTTAAAGTCAGCCAACCTTACGAGTTGAATAACGGTTTTTAATTGCCCTAGCGAAATATCCACCCTTTGATGATGCACTCATTAAGGCCTGGTAAACGCTTGATGGAACTCCAGAGTACTGATAAACCCCACCGCCAATGAACGCGATTTCAAGCGTCCTACTGGATGGGTCATATCCAACCGAGCTGAGGTTAGAAGATGAAACATGCTGACGAATCAATTATTCATTCTCCGTTAATTGGCAAGAGCGCCAAGGAGATAGTAGAGCACTTCAATGGTTATAACTTTGTTGACGATCACGGTCATCGACTGGATATGTGCGGCGACTTCACTGATCTGGTTGCATTGGCGACCGCGAACAGCAACCAACAAGGCGAATAACCAACTGCTGGCGTTTCTTCAGCTTGATGGTGAAAGGAGGAAATAATAGGGAGCCTAGTCTGCGAAGTTTAGATGTATTTGCCAGGCATCGATTAAACTCAGATCCGACTAAGAATTGAAACCAAATGATGGCCGCTATCTATTTGTTGTTATGTGACAATGATACCCTGACTGCTTTCTACATCGTGAGGGCATCATCATGAGCAATGAAATCATATCTATTGAAAGATTATTTGAAGTTGGCAGGGAGTATTACCCTGAAGGGCATTTCCGTGTTGAGATTTGGGATGTCGGCGTAAGGTTCTGTTGGGAAATGAAAAGGGGTGCGATGAACACGTTAAATACAGCATTCCTTAATATACCTCTCAACAACATTACCGAGAGCGCCGTTCGTGGGTTCCTTGATGCCGAAACTCGCCCATAGCGGAGAACCTTAATCCTAAGTGATTGCCGCCTACGGGCGGTTTTTATTGCCCATCACAGAGCATCTATCCAGGTGCTGCGTAATGCGCAAGCAAAGCCACTGGCGACACCCACCGATCACTCAGATCATGGTTACCCGTGGCTTTTTTTATTCACGGAGAACGTTATGGCAAAACAGGATTGGGGAGCCATTCAAAAGCTGTTCCTCGCCGAATACGCCAAAACCAAAATCTCCCCGAAAGAATGGTGTGAGGCTAACGGCTACAACTACGCCACCGCACGCCGGCATATAAAAATCCCTGCGCAAGAGAAAGAGAAAAAAGCGCAAAAAAAAATGCGCAGTGCGCAAGATGCGCAAATTCCCGAAAATCCCGCGCCCGTTACGCCCGGCGTTTCAGCTGTTGGTGGCGATGAGGAGGGGAAGGGCAAAGAAAGCCCAAGCCTTTTAAAACCACAGCATGAACAATTTGCGCAGAACATTGCGCAGGGCATGCCGCAGAAAGAGGCCGCGATTTGCGCAGGCTACGCGCCGACGAATGCCGAATCGCAAGCCTCAATCCTGATGAGCCGGCCGGACGTAAAAGCCCGTGTGCAGGAGCTGCGCAATAACGCCGCGCTGTTGGTATCGTTCAACGCCGGCCACCTGGCGGAGCTGTCGTATAAATCTGCGCAGTTGGCGCTGCAGAATAAAAAATTTGGTCAGGTCGCGCCGAACGTGAAGAACGCCGCGCATCTGACCGGGATCGACATGAGCACGAATAAAACCGAGGTGAATGTCGATCTGGCCGGCTTGAGCTACGGCAAGGTTTGCATCGTGACCCCGGCGAACTGCCCGGCGGACGTGTGGGCTGCTCACATGGAAAAGCTGCGCGAGGGAAAGCCGACGGCCCAGTCATAATTGACGGCGTTCTGTACGCATTCAGCAGTGACTGGGCGACAGATGTCCTTTACGACGCCCCGATCGGTTCCGTGCGCTGGCGCTGGACCTACGGCGGCCGCGGCGGTGGTAAATCGGTAGAGATTGCGCGCGCGCTGGTTATCCTCGGCGCTATCGATCCGATGATCATTCTCTGCGCCCGCGAATTCCAGAACTCAATCAGCGATTCTGTGCTGGCGCTGCTGGAGGCCGAAATTTATGCCCTGGGCCTCAACCATTTCTACACCGTAAAAAATAACGAGATCACCGGGCGCAACGGCACCCGATTCACGTTCAAAGGGCTGCGCACCAACCTGCAATCCATCAAGTCGATGTTTGGTATCAAAATTTGTTGGGTGGAGGAAGCGCAGACCGTTTCCCAGGATAGCTGGGACGTTCTCGGCCCGACGGTGCGCGCCAATAATTCCGAGGTCTGGGTTTCGTACAACCCGCGGGAAGCCACTGACCCGACCTATACCCTGATGAAGCGCCACGAGGTCGATCCACCTGACGGCGGCGTCATCATTCGCCAGGTCAATTATCCCGATAACGCGTTTTTCCCGGACGTGCTTCGGCAGGAAATGGAATATTGCAAACGCGTTGACTATGAAGCCTATGAGCACATCTGGTTAGGGCTGCCGAAGGCGCTCAGCGAGGCGGTGATTTTCTCCGGGAAATACCGCGTTGAGGCATTTCCTGACGATCTCTATCTGCAGGCTGACCGGCTTTTCTATGGCGCCGACTTCGGCTTCTCGCAAGACCCTTCCACGCTGATCCGCTGCTTCATCATCGGGCGAAAACTCTACATCGAATACGAAGCCTACGGCGTCGGCGTTGAGCTGGACGAAATGCCGCAGTTTTACGATTCGATCCCCGAGGCTCGCAAGTGGCCGATTCATGGCGACTGCAGCCGCCCCGAAACGATCAGCTACATGGCGCGGCAGGGATTCAACATCGACGGAGCCACGAAATGGGCCGGCAGCGTTGAGGACGGGATCACCTACCTCCGCGGCTTCGAAGAAATCGTCATCCATGAGCGCTGCAAGCACATGATCGACGAAGCCCGGCTTTATTCCTACAAAACAGACCGCCTCACGGGTGAGGTGTTACCGATCGTCCTCGACAAACACAACCACTGCTGGGATGCGGTGCGCTACTCGCTGGACGGTTATATCACCAGCTCCGACGGCCTCGGCACCTGGGCGCAATTGGGTAGACAAGACGCATGAGCCAAAAAAAAGACGGGGTGCGCGCGTGGTTCCGGGACAGTTACCAGAACTTCACGGCGCGCCTGGGGCTTCGCACGCCCAATATGAGCAGCGACGGCACCTATCAGCCGAACTGGACCAGCCGCAACCGCCTGCAGATTGAGAACGCCTATCGCAGCTCCTGGCTGGTGGGTGTGGCCGTGGACGCCGTCGCTGATGACATGACCCGCAAAGGCATCACGATCACCGGCGGTTTGAAGCCTGAAGAAAAATCCAAGCTGGATAACGCCTGGGAGGAATTGGCGCTCTGGGATCGCCTGAACGACACGATTAAGTGGGGCCGGCTCTATGGCGGCGCGATCGGCGTCATCTTGATTGACGGGCAGGACATGAGCTCGCCGCTGCGCATGGAAACGGTCGGCCCGGGCGCGTTCCGCGGCGTGATGGTCCTCGATCGCTGGATGGTTACCCCGACCACGCAAGACCGCGTTACCGACATGGGGCCGGATTTCGGCACACCAAAATTTTATCAGGTGGTGACGACGGCAACCGGGATCCCCCCGTGGAAAATCCATTACAGCCGCATCATTCGTTTCGACGGCGTCACGCTGCCTTACCAGCAGATGCTGACCGAGAACGATTGGGGGCAATCGGTGGTTGAGCGCATCTTCGATCGTCTGATGGCATTCGATAGCGCCACCACCGGCGCCGCGCAGCTGGTCTACAAAGCACACCTGCGAACCTATTCGATAAAAGGTCTGCGCTCAGTGCTGGGCATGGGACAGAACACCGCGGCATACAAAGGGTTGATGGCCCACATGGACATGATCCGTCAGTACCAAAGTATCGAAGGGATGACGGTCATGGATGCGGAGGACGAATTCGCGACCCACAGCTACACGTTCGCCGGGCTGTCCGACGTTCTGGCGCAGTTCGGCCAGCAGGTCGCCGGCGCGGTAGGAATTCCTCTGGTGCGCCTGTTCGGCCAGTCACCGGCAGGATTCTCGACCGGTGAAACCGACCTCTCCAACTACTACGACAACGTCAGCACACAGCAGGAGCGCCGGCTGCGCCGCCCGCTGCATAAAGTCATGCAGGTGCTGCACATGTCGGTGTTCAGCCGGCCACTACCGGACGATTTTGCCTTCGAATTTAATCCGCTGTGGCAGATGAGTGAACCCGATCGCGCAGGCGTGGCCGTGAACACGGTTGAAGCGGTGACGAAAGCCGTCGACGCCGGGCTGATGACGCTAAAAGCCGGCGCGCAGCAGTTGAAGGAATCGTCACGGATCACCGGCGTGGGTTCAACCATCACCGACGAGGATATCGAAAATGCGCAGGACATCGACCCGCCGGCGTTCGAGGGCAACGATCTTGACCCAGACGCCGAAGGGGCTACAGCGCCAGTACGCAACGCAGCTACGAAAGATAGCGCAAGTGGTCGGAGACATCGTCTCGACTTCTTACGATGGTTCCGATAATTCCGTCATCCTCATCAACACCCGCCTGACCCGTTACTCCGAACTGATCGCCCCCTGGGCGGAATCCGTTGCCCTGAAAATGTTTGATGCCGTCGCGCGCCGAGAGGCGACACAGTGGCGCCAGATCTCGCAGGAAATTTCTGCCGGGCTGCGTTTTCAGATGGAGAGCACCTCAGTAGGCCAGGTGGCGCGCAATATCGTTGAGGAGAACATCAAGCTGATGAAGTCGCTGCCGCTGCATGCGGCTGACCGGGTGAGCGGGATCCACGCCCGAGCCATTGAGGCGATGATCAGCGGCGAGCGCAGCAAAGATTTTGCCGCTGAAATTTTCCGAAGCGGCGATGTTGCCTGGTCTCGCGCGAAGCTGATCGCCAGGACGGAAATAGGCCGCGCCACGCAGGCGCTGACGCAAGCCCGGGCGACAGCCATTGGCTCCGAGGGTTACATCTGGCGAACGGCACACGACGGCGACGTCAGACACTCTCACGCCAAAATGGAAGGCAAATTCGTCCGCTGGGGTGACCCGCCGACGCTTGATGGCATGACCGGCCACGCCGGCGCGCTGCCTAACTGCCGCTGTTACTGCGAAGTTGTCATCCCGGAAAAATAACCCATGAAATATTTCTTTAATACCCGGCTCGGTAACACCCGTTACGAGTTAGCCGACGGCTCCCTATTGTGCGAAGCCGTACCGATCGCGCGGGTTGGCTGGCAGGTCTACAACGCCGCAGAACTCGACGAGATCGAGCCTGACAGCGATGGCGAAATTTCCGTTTATCGCTCCCCCGAAGAAGTTTTCCGCCCAGAGACGATCGCCTCATTCGAGGGGATGACGTTCACCGTTTTACACCCTGAGCAAATGGTCAACCCGTCGAACTGGCGGGAGAACGCACACGGCCACGCGACCAATATCCGCCGCGGCACCGGCGAACAGTCGGATTTGTTGCTGGCAGATCTCGTTGTGAAAAGCAGCGAGGCCATCCAGGCGATTTATCAGGGCGTGGATCAAATCTCCTGCGGGTACGACGCCGAATATCGGCAGACGGCCCCGGGAAAAGCCGAGCAATACGACATTGTCGGCAATCATGTCGCGCTGGTTCCTGCCGGCCGCGCGGGAATCCGCTGTTCAATTGGAGATAGCAGAACAATGGCAACTAAAAAAACGTGGTTTGATTCGCTGCGCCGCGCGCTGAAAACCAAAGACAATGCGGCGATCGAAGAGGCCATGAGTAATGCGCCGGCCGAACTCACCACCGATGATGGCGAGGGCGGGGGCGATTTGCCCAAGGCCATCAACATCAACATCAGCCCGCAATACCCACTACCGGATAAGGATCCGGAGATGGGCGGCGGCCCGGGTATTACTAAAGATGGCGAGGAGGACGTGCCAGCCTGGGCGCAAGCCATTCTCGCGCGCCTGGATAAATTGGAAGGCGGCGGCACGAACGACGGAGAACCCGGCGACGATGACGACGAAGAGGAAAAGAAAAAGGCGACCACTGACGCCGGCTATCAGCAGGCGGTGATCGCCCGGGCTGAATTGCTGGTTCCGGGGATCAAGCTGCCGGAAGGTGGAAAGCTGGCGACCTTTAAACGCGAAGTGCTCGATGCTGCATTCCGCACGCAAAAAGGCGCACAGATCCTTGTCCCGTTGGTCGGCGACAAGCCCGATTTTAAATCCATGCCGAAAGCGTCGCTGGATGCCGCCTTTACCGCGGCCAGCGAAATCGCCAAGCGCGCCAACCAGCCCGCAGCCCAGCTGCGCACCTTCGACCATCAAAACCGCAACTCACCGGCAGCGCTGAACAAAGCCTTCGCCGAATACTGGAAAAAATAAGGTAAAAGCCGATGACTGCTTACACGTACCGGATGCCTGCGGGCATCGCCGGGGCTGTTTCACGCCCTCATCACCTCACTGCAGAGCCTGTCGCGCTGAATAACGCCAAAGCGTTCGGCGCTTACGGTCTGGCGGGTAAAGACGTAGGCGGCTATTTCGTGCCGCTGGAAGCCGGCGACGCCGTCGGCGTGATCCTGGGCTTCTACATTCGCCCGTACCCAACCACCTCGACGCCTGATCTGGTCCGCCAGGTGGGCACCGATAAAAACCTCACCGGCGACCGCCTGCGCCGCGGCTACATGACCGTGAATGTTGGCGTTGACGCGTCCGGCATCACACCGCGCGCGCCGGTGAATATCCGCATCGCCAACCCGAGCGCGACGAGCCCGCTTGGCGCGCCAGTGGCCGCAGCCGTGGCTGATGAAACCGTCGTCCTGCCGACCGCATTTTTCACCGGCCCCGGTGATGCCGCTGGCAACGTCGAAATCGAATACAACATTTAAGGAAATCGCTGATTATGTCACTTCATACCTATGACCAGGCGACCGTAGACAGCACCGGCGCATTTCTGATCGGCGAGCTGGAACGGCTCGACCAAGAACTGAATATGCCGCTGGTGGGCTATACGTGGAGCCGCGATATTGAGCTGCGCGAGGACGTGTCGATCGCTGACGACATTTCCAGCTTTACCAACACCGAGCTTGCTGCCTCCGGCACGCCAAACCCGAACGGCAAAAACTGGATTGGCAAAAACTCTACCGAGATCGCGACCGTTAATCTCGACATCAACAAAACCGGTTTCCCGCTGACCCTGTGGGGGATGGAACTTGGCTGGACTGTTGTTGAGCTGGCTGCCGCGCAGCAGGTCGGCCGCCCGGTTGATGCCCAGAAATTCGAAGGCATGCAGCTGAAGTGGAACATGGACACCGACGAGCAGGTTTATCGCGGCGATACGCTGATCGGCGTGAAAGGCCTGGTGAACTACAACGGCGTGTTGACCACCAACGCCCCGAAAGTCTGGACGGCCTCAACCGCTGACGAAATTCGTCAGTCGATCAACTCCGTACTGTCGGCCGCCTGGGCAAACTCGGGTTACACGATTTGCCCGCGCGATTTGCTGCTACCGCCGGATCAGTTTGCGCTGCTGTCCAGCATCATCGTGTCGTCTGCCGGTAACCAGTCGCTGCTGACCTACCTGCAGACCAACACCATCGCCTATCACCAGAACGGCGTTCCGCTGAACATCCGAGCCGTGAAATGGCTGAAAGGTGCGGGCGCAGCCGGCAAGGATCGCATGGTGGCCTATACCAACAGCAAAAAGTTCGTGCGATTCCCAATGGTTCCGCTGCAAAACATCCCAATCCAGTATCGCGGCATCTACCAACTGACAACTTACTACGGTCGCCTGGGCGCCGTTGAGTCCCCATATCGCGAAACTCTGGCCTACGTAGACGGTATCTAAAAACAGCCCCGCAAGGGGCTTATAGGAAAAGCACATGAAGCAATCACTGGTAAAAATCCGCGTACATACGCCGTTCTCATTTACCCATGCCGATTACCGGCAGGAGACTTTTTCTGCTGGTGTTCACTCGGTGGCACCGGAGGTGGCCGAAAACTGGTTCACGCAGGAGCATGCGGAGATCGTTGACGGTAGCCAACCGGAAAACACCGGTGTGCCAGCGGAGGCGCTGGCGCAGATCGCCGACCTGCAGAAGCAACTGGCGGAGGAAAAAAGCAAAGTAGCCGACCTGACGACGGAACGTGACGAACGCGACCAGATCATCGCCGAGCACGTCGCCACAATCGGCAAATGCGATGACACGATCGCCGACCTGCAGAAGCAGCTGGCGGCGGCGCTGACTGAGGGCGCGAAAGGTGGCAAAAAATAACCATCTGCCGACCGTCGATAAATTCCGCGAAGATTTCCCGCAGTTCGGCAACGCCGTCACCTTTCCCAACGCTCAAATTCAATTCCGCTTAAATCTGGCTGACCAACTGCTCGATGAAAACAACTTCGGCGAGGTATTCCCATACCTGGCCGAGCTTTTTGTCGCGCACTACATGGCGCTCCAGGCGGCGGATAACCGGGCGGCAGCGATCGGTGGCGGCGGCGGGGCGAATAGCGGCGTTGTGTCGTCGAAATCGGTCGACAAAGTCAGCGTGAGCTATGACAGCAGCGCCACGATGAACCCGGACGCGGGCTTCTGGAACAACACCCGCTATGGCGCCGAATTCTGGCAGTTGATCCAGATGTTCGGCATGGGAGGGCGGCAGCTATGAAAAGCGGATTGAAGGTGCGGGCCGATCGGTCGCAGGCCGTTTTTTCTGCGTTGAATGAAATCGCGCGCCGCGACGTCTTGGTCGGGATCCCTGAATCGGCATCAGAACGACAGCCGGAGGATGGCGAAAAGCCCGGGATAGGAAACGCACAGATCGGCTACATCAACGAGTACGGATCGCCGGCGCAGAACATCCCGGCGCGCCCGCACCTTCAGCCCGGAGTGAAATCGGTGCATGCCGAGACCACCGCGAAAATGAAGGCCGCGGCGCAAGCGGTGTTTGATGGTCGCGCCGGCGCTGCTACTGCGGCACTGGAGTCGGCCGGCACGATCGCCAGCCAGGCGGTTAAAAGCTACATGACCAGCGCCGATTTTACGCCGCTGTCGCCAGCAACGCTAAAAGCCCGGGCGCGCCGCGGGCGCAAAGATGCGGCTAAAGAATTGCAGAGCCGGGCCGCCGGCAACGCGCCGGACAACGCCAACGCTCGCCCCCTGATCGATGAGGGGCAATACCGGCGCGCGATGACCTACCTCGTGAGGGATAAAAATGCCAACTCTTGACGTTACAGACGTGCTTTTCGATCCCGAGTTTTGCGACACCTCCCTGATTGTCACTCGCAACCTGCAGACCGTAGACGATGACGGCTTCGCCACCAACGCCCCGGTTAAAATGCCGTTTGCCGGAGTGGTTACCGTCGATCGGTCTCTCGAAGCGCGGCGCATGATAGCGGGGCAAGTGGTCACCGGCGCAATCCTGATTGTGACCACTGAGCGGCTCACCGCTGGACAGACGGCGCGCGACGCGGACATCGTGACCTATCAGAACCGTGATTACCGTGTGACCTTTGTCGACCCTTACACGGCCTACGGCGCGGGATTCGTTCAGGCGCATTGTGAGCTGCTGCTGTTCGATGGAGGGATCCCAGTTGAGCAATAACACCAGCACGCAGGCCGGTTACCTGACGCCAATTTCGCCCGGCCCTGATTATGATGAGGCGCTCGAACGTGCGCTAAATCGTTGGGTGCTCGGTATAACCGGGCTGCCGCCGGGCAACGTGCGGCCGCGCTGGACACCCACACAGCCACCATTGATGCCGCCTGATGTGGACTGGTGCGCCGTGGGGATCTCCGGCTTTATCGGTGATGATAATCCAGCGTTTACGCGGCAGAGCGACGACAGCGCGGAATTGTGGCGCCACGAGGTGACCGAGTGCCTGGCGTCGTTCTATGGGCCGCATAGCCAGCGCATAGCGTCAATTTTTCGTGATGGTTTGACCCTGTCACAAAACAACGATCAGCTGATCGCCGTCGGTCTGTCGCTGGGCAGCATCGGCGACATCATTCCTTTCCCTGAACTCATCAACAACCAGTGGGTGCGCCGGTATGACATTACCGTCCGCCTGCGCCGCAAGGTTGTCCGCGAGTACGGCATCAAGCCGATCGCAGAGGCAACGGTAAAATTCTTCGGAGAATAATTATGGCTCAGCAGGGGTTACCTGTTCGTAACGTCGTCGGCGTTGCGATTAATATGGCCTTGCGCGCGGCGCAGGCTCGAAACTTTGGTTCGTTGCTGATTATCGGGGCATCACCGGTGATTGACGCCAGCGAGCGGATGCGCGCTTATTCCGGCATTACCGGCGTGCAATCTGACTTCGGCATCCAGGCGCCTGAGGCGTTAGCCGCTCAGGTTTACTACTGGCAGCGCCCGCAGCCGATTGATCTGTACGTTGGCCGCTGGGTAAAAGTGGACACTGCCGCCGCGTTGCGCGGGGCAATCCTGAATACTGCGCAGCAGGCGATGACCAATTTCACAACCGTGACCGATGGCGCGATGAAAATCAGCGTCGATGGAACGGTAAAAACGGTATCCGGCGTTGACCTGTCGGCAGAAACCAACCTGAACGGCGTCGCCGCCCGGGTGGCGGAAAAGCTGACCACGGCGACCGTCGTCTGGGATGCGAATAACGCGCGCTTTGTTGTGACGTCGAAAACCACCGGTGAGACGTCCACCGTTGGCTTTGCTACGCCAAACGCCACGGGAACCGATATTTCCGCGCTGATGGGCATTCTTGAAGGCACCGGTGCGAAAACTATCGCCCGCCAGCCGGCGGAAACTATCGCTGAATGCGTCGCGAAGTTTATCGACCTGTCGTCGAAATGGTATGGCCTGTATATCGCCGAGACGATTTCTGACGATGAAGTGCTCGCGGTCGCTGGCCTGATCCAATCCGATGACGTTTCCAGAATCTACGCCCACACCACGCAAAATACCGCAGTGCTCGATGCGGACAACAACACGGACATTGCCAGCCGCCTGAAAGCCGCCGCTTTTGGCACAACCTGCGTGCAGTATTCCAGCCAGAGCCCCTACGCCGCGGTGTCGATTCTGGGCCGTGCCTTTACGGTTAATTTCGCCGGCTGGCGCACCACGATCACCATCAAATTTAAGCAAGAGCCGGGGATCGTCGCGGAAACGCTGACACAAACCCAGGCGCTGACCTTGCAGCAGAAAAACTGCAACGTGTTCGTCAATTACGACAACGACACGGCAATCCTGCAAGAAGGCGTGATGTGTAACGCTGATTTCTTCGACGAGCGCCACGGCCTGGACTGGCTACAGAACTACGTTCAGACCAACTACTACAACCGCCTCTATACCAGCTCGACAAAGGTTCCTCAGACCGATGAGGGTATTACCGATCTGCTGACCAACGTCGAAGCATCGCTGGCGCAGGGCGCTGAAAACGGTCTGATCGCGCCTGGCGTGTGGGGTGGCGACGGTTTCGGCGCGCTGAATACCGGCGACACGCTGACAAAGGGGTATTACGTCTACTCCCCGCCGATTGCACAGCAGGCGCAAGCGGAGCGCGAAGCCCGCAAAGCCCCGGTGATGCAGGTGGCAATCAAACTGGCCGGCGCCGTGCACTTCGGCGACGTCATCATCAACGTTAACCGCTAAGGAGCCGGGGAATGCCTACTTATAGCTTTTTGGATGTGTCCGCCAATATCACCGGCATCGGCGGTTCGATCGACCTCGGCAACGGTGCGGCGACGTCTGACGAAGGGATCGTCGTTGCAATGGGCGGCGACAAAAACACGATGGTGACCGGCGCCGATGGTGAGGGGATGCACAGCCTGCACGCCGACAAATCGGGGACGATCACCGTCAACCTACTCAAAACCAGCCCGACGAACGCCAAGCTGTCGGTGATGTATAACGCGCAGTCGCTGTCATCTGCGACCTGGGGCAACAATGTCATCGTGATCCGCAACAAATCCAGCAACGACGTGACCACGGCGCGCGGCGTCGCGTTCAAGAAATTGCCGGATTGGCAGAACGCCAAAGACGGTAACACCGTCGCCTGGGTGTTCGACTGCATCAAGATCGACCAACTGCTCGGCACGTTTTAAGGGGTAATGCATGGAATTTGAAATTAAGGGCCAAAAATACCGCGCGGCCAAACTGAATGTTTTCGAGCAGTTGAAAGTTTCCCGGAAGCTGCTGCCGCTGCTGTCCGGCCTGCTGGGGGAAATTAAGGTGTTGCGCCAGCTGAAAACCGGGCAGATTTCGATTGAGGATGCGCTCAAAGTGGCGCTACCGGTGATCGCACAAACGCTGGCGGACGTCAGCGACGATGACAGCAACGCGATTATTCATCCCTGCCTGGCGGTGGTGTCACGCCAGAATGGCACCGCCTACACGTCGATCTTTACCAGCGGTCAACTGATGTTCGATGACATCGACATGATGGACATGCTGCAAATCGTCGCGCGCGTGGTCGGGGACTCGTTGGGAAATTTTTTGCCCGAACTCCCCGACAGCGAGACGAAAGACCAGCCGCCGGCCTGACGCTGGACGTCCTGCCGGGCGGGGAGGATTACCTGTTACGCCCGGTGGATGCCGGCATGTGCAGCTTTGAGGCGCTCAAGGATGGGCGCCTCGATTTGTTCGACGTCGCGCTGATGAATGATTACCTGGACATGAAAGCGGATAACGAAGCCCGGATCGCCAGGTGGAGAGAGGATCAATGAACGCTGAAACCATCAAGGATTTTTTGATTTCTCTGGGATTCGAAATCGACTCCACCGGCGAGCGAAAATTCTCGGCTGTTGTCGCCGGCGTCACGGCGAACGTGCTCAAAATGGGGGCGGCTGTAGAAGGGGCTGCGCTGACGATCGTCGGCTTCACCACGCAGATCGCCAATGGCCTGGATAAAGTCTATTTTGCATCGCAGCGCACCGGCGCCTCAGTGGCGGGCATCCGCGCGTTGGGATATGCCGCCTCGCAGATGGGAGCAGACGCGGCCGCGGCACAGGGCTCGCTGGAGAGCCTCGCGCGATTCATCCGTAACAACCCGGGAGCCGAAGGTTTCCTGAACCGCCTGGGCGTACAGACGCGCGGTGCGAACGGCCAGATGCGCGATGCCGCCGCCATTTTTACCGGTGTCGGCGATAAGCTGCGCAGCATGCCGTATTACCGAGCGAATCAGTATGCGCAGATGCTGGGGATCGACGAAAACACGCTCCTCGCCATGCGCCGCGGCATCAACGGTTTTACTGCCGATTACCAGAGCATGCTGAAAGCCACCGGCCTGAACGCCGACCGCGCGGCGCAGCAATCCAATAAATTCATGACTTCCATGCGCAGCCTGACCGCGCTGCTTGGCATGGCAAAAGACAAAATCGGCTCAGATCTGGCCGGCGGCCTGAGTGGCTCACTGGATACGCTGCGCCGGCGCATCATGGACAATTTTCCGAAGATAGAGGGATTCATCACCAAAACTGTTCGGGGTGTTCTCTGGTTAGCCGAGGTTTTCGGGCGGATGCTTTACCGTGGCTATCAGGCTATCGATCAGGTGATCAACTGGTGGAAAAGCCTCGATACCGAATCGCGCAAACTGATTGGGATTTTCGGCGCGCTGCTGGTTGCCTGGCGGCTGTTGAATAGCGCTTTCCTGATGTCGCCGATTGGGATGATCACTGCGCTTATCGTGGGTATCGGCCTGCTGTGGGACGATTACCGTACCTGGAAAGAAGGCGGCAAAAGCCTCATCGATTGGGCGAAGTGGGAGCCGGCTATCACCCAGGCCAAGAACGCGATGATCTGGCTGCGTGACAAGCTGCTCGAACTGAAAGACGCCGTCGGCGGCTGGAAAACTGCGCTGGAAATTTTGGCCGGTTTCGTGGCTGTTACCTGGGCGGCGAAAATGGTCAGCGCGATCGGCTCCGTGACTAAAAGCGTCGGCGGCCTGTCAAAAGCGATGGGCGGCCTGGGCAAAGTCGGCGTGATCGGCGGTTTGCTTGCGGTCGAAGAGGCTGTAGTTAAACCGCTCGAGGGAAAATATTCCTGGCTGACCAACAACCCCGTCGCCAATTTCCTGAACCAGCTCCCGGGCAGTGACACGGTCGACGAATGGGGGCGCAAACTGCTGCCGTGGCGCCGTGGTGAATCTACACAATACGGCCAGTCGGTACGCCGGCCGCAGGCGACAAAAGCAGGGGCGGCGTTGCTGGGCTGGCTACAGCCCAAACTGACGCAGCTCGAGGCAATGTACAACCTGCCGGCAGGCCTGCTGCGCAGCGTTGCGTTAACCGAATCTGGCGGCAATCAGTTTGCTGTTTCCGGTGCCGGCGCGAAAGGCTTGTTCCAGTTCATGCCTGGCACCGCCCAGGACATGGGGCTACATGGCGATGACGTATTCGACCCGTCCAAGTCGGCGGCAGCCGCGGCGCGTTATCTGGGAATGCTGCTCCGCATGAACGGCGGCGATCTGGAAAAAACGCTGGCGTCCTATAACTGGGGGATCGGCAACGTTCAGAAGCACGGCATGGGGCTGATGCCGGCGGAGACGCGCAACTACATACCGAGAGTGCTCAGCAACATGCCAGGCGCCGGCGGGAATAGTCTGAATCAGCAGACGGTGATCAATATCCACGGCGTTAACGATCCTGCTCGCGCAGGGATGGAAGTCGCCGATCGTCAAACTGGCGTGAACTCCCGCCTGACCCAGCAACTCTATGCGAGGCCGCAATAATGGATATTCTCTCCGTCCTGTTTTCGCAGCAGACCCGGAAGATCGGCGGCATCATCCCGAGCGTGGCAATCTCGGAAAAACACAGCGACACGCTGGAGATCACCGAGCATCCGATCGAGGATGGCGCGCCTGTCAGCGACCACGCCTACAAGCGGCCGCCGGAGGTGACGATGGAGCTGGGTTTCGCCGGCGGCGGCTCGCTGCTGGATGGCGTCGACACAACCCAGTTTATCGACATCAACAGCGGGCGGACGCTCAGCAGCGGCCCGCGAGAAGTCTATAAGCAGTTGCTCGCGTTGCAGGAAAGCCGCTTGCCGTTCGACGTCACCACCGGCAAACGGCAGTATCAGAACATGCTGATCCGCTCGCTGGATGTCACGACCGATCGCGCCAGTGAAAACGTGCTGATGTGTGTCCTGACGCTGCGCAACGTCATCATTTCCCGCACGCAGAGCATTTCGGTTGCGGACAAAGCCAACATGACCGACGGCGTCAGCACGTCGGCGGTGCAGAACTCCGGCACGAAATCGGCCAAGCCGGTCAACGAAAGTTTGCTCTCCCAGGCGCAGCGCGGCGCGCTGGGAGTGCTGGGAGGTTTCGGGTGAACATTCAGGAAATTCCGCTGACGCCGGACAATCAGCAATTCGGGATCGCGCTGGGCGGCCAGCAGATGAATATGCGGCTGACCTGGCGCGATGAGGCTGGCTGGTTGCTCGACCTCATGGACAGCGCCGGCGGCGCGCTGGTGAATAGTGTGCCGCTGGTGCCTGGCGCCAACCTGCTGGCGCAGCATGCGCACCTGGGGTTTACCGGTGCGCTGATCGTCATGGTCGACAACAACGAACCAGAGCTACCGACGAAAACCAACCTCGGGATCGGCAGCCATCTTTATTTTGTGCAGGAGTAGGGCATGAGTCAGAACTGGATGCGGCATTTTGAGCTGCAACTGCTGGACCAGCAGGGCAGCGGCATCAGCCTGTCAGATTTTAAAGTCACTTTCCGCATTGAGTGGGCCGATACACGGTGGCCGCGCGTCGCCAACGTCAAAATTTACAACCTCTCGCCGGATACCCAAAACCGGATTCTGGGCAGCGAGTTTTCTAAAATCCGCATGATTGCCGGCTATGATGGGATAGCCCCAGATGCAGAAGCCACTCAGGTCGGCGTAGCGCGGCCGGTGGACCCGGCAAAATCAGGCCAGCGGGACGGCCAGAACTTTGGCCTGATTTTTGAGGGAGATCTGCGCTTCACGATCACCGGCAAAGACAACCCGACCGATTCCTGGGTGCTGATTCAGGCCGTGGGCGATCATGAGGCGTTTCTCTATGCGACGGTGAACACGACGCTCGCCGCCGGCTATACTGTGGCTGACGTGTACAATGCCGCCCTGAAAAGCTTCAACGCCTACGGCATCACCCAGGGGATCACCGGAACTTTTCCTGATACGGTTTTTCCTCGCGGGCTGGCGCTGTTCCAATCTGCGCGCGATGTCATGGACTCCGTTGCCGGCATGTGTAAAGCAACCTGGCAGCTGATTGACGGCAAGCTGCAGATGGTCAACGAGAACAAATACATTCACGAGGCTATCGTGCTGAACAGCGAAACAGGGCTGATCGGCATGCCTCAGCAGACGATGGGCGCCGGTGTTAACGTGCGCTGCCTCATCAACCCGAATATTCGCATTAATGGCCTGATCCAGCTCGATCAGGCATCAGTTTACCGCGCAGCGCTATCCGACAGTGAGATTGCCCAATCCGGCGGCCGCATCAGCGAAACCGACCAGAACGGAAATCGAGTTGTCGCCGGTTCCCTGCAGCAGCCCGCCAGCATTGCGACGGACGGCGTGTATATCGTGAAAGCGATCGACTATACTGGCGACACACGGGGCCAGGCGTGGTACATGGATCTGATGTGCTTCGCGCGCGGCTCGGCAGATTTGCAATCGAGCTCTACTTTGCTAAAAGGACAGTAGAAAAAACCGATGAAAAAGTACCTGATGCTGTTAGTCTTCGGCTCCTTATATGCGTCATCCGGTTTTGCTGATGTACGTTGTGGTGATTACACCCTAACGGCCAGCAATGATGGATTCATGCACATTAACGGTGTCAGACCGGAAACGCAGAAATTCACCTTCCTTGGGCAAAAAGAAGACTATGACAACGTCAAGTACGAATGGCGTGTCGCAACGAACCAGCCGGGAAAATGGTTAGGCATGGAGTACGTGAAGCGTGGAGGAAAAAAGCGTTTTCTTAACGTTCAGCTGCTCCAGGCCAGCATGGACGCGCCGCGCCAGTATGCGACTTATGACTGCGTCAAGGTGAAGTGATGGATGCATAGGGAATGGGGTGTTACTATCTTTGGCATGTGAGTATGTGTATTGAAGTTTACTATGCAACCCAAAACGCAAAGATCAAAAGACATTCAGACCGTCAATCGTGTTGTTAAGACCCTTAGGCCTTATCTATGCTTTGAGGATGAGATCACTGTATTTGTTACAGAGAGAATAAAAAAGCAAATCAGTGAAGTTAAAGATAAAGGGCTATGGTTGACAGCCAACTCTTTTTATCATTTCACATTGGGTGACGTCGAGAAAGGAATTGACTATGCTGAGAAGTCACTTAGCTTTATGCCAAGTGATATAGTTACTTGGCGACATTATACTCTTGGTATGTTTTGGCGTTGTGGCGCAGTCGGCGCTTTAAAGGTTGCTAAGCGAGCAGTTGAAGCAACTCATAGTCCGTTAATAGCACATGATGCATATTTTTATGCATCCGCCGTGGCTGACTATCAGTATTTTCTTGATATGCACAAATTTCTCATTAAGACGAAAACTTACGATGATTTAATTGAAGAAGAGCAGAAGGTGAGTATGCAAAGAAGTTTTGAGTTTGCATCAATTTCTGATCAATATAAGAAGAGCGAGATCATAAAAAATATCTCTGTTCTTATGTATGAAAAATTATCATTGGAGCAGAAACTAGAAACAACCAATAGGCTCGTGGATTTAACCGATGATGATGGTGAGCCTGAGCTTCTTTTTGAATTGTATGTTAATAACGCGAGTGCTGAGTCATGTGCAGCTATGAATATTGAGCTGGTGACGGAAAGAGTTAATAGCGGTTTAAATGACTGGAGTGTCGGAGCTGTTTTTTTAGGCTATATTAGAAAGGATGGCGAATAATGTCAGTGACACCGAACGACTTCCTTCTTTTCGCCGCCGAGCCTAAATCTGCAACAGAAGAAATGGCAATAAGAAACTCGGTAAGCCGTGCTTACTACTCTGGTTATCTTCATGCCAATCAGAAGGCTGAGAGTGCAAAAATATCTCTTCCTGCGGTTAGTGGTGGAGTGCATGCTCGTTTGATTAGTGCCTTCGAGAAAGGTCTTTGCGACACATTGTGTGGTGGATTGAGTAAAGAAAACCAATCCGAAATAGCGGGCCTGCTAAGTTTGACCAAAAAATTGAGAACAAAGGCAGATTACAGGCTTCACCTCACGGTTAATGAATCAGAAAAAGCCACTGCAATCGCTAGCGCTAAAGCTATACAAAAGCTTCTCGCGTAATAAACCATCTTAAAACAACCCGCTTCGGCGGGTTTTTTTATGGAAAAAATTCATGCCCGTATCCCTCACATCTCAAATCGGCGATAAGCAGCAGGCCGAGCAGGCGCTGTTCGACGCCATCAACGCGGGAATGCGCGTATCGATCCCCGGCATCATTCAATCCTTCGATGCGGATACGGTTACCTGCGTTGTCCTGCCGGCCGTGAAAGGTTACGAGCCAGAAAGCGCCGGCGGCGGAAATTCTGCCAGCTTGCCGCTGCTGGTAGATGTGCCGGTCATGTTCCCGCGTGGCGGGGGCGTTACGCTCACGTTTCCGGTCAAGGCGGGTGATGAGTGCCTTCTTGTGTTTGCCGACCGTAGCATCGATTTCTGGTGGCAAAACGGCGGCGTGCAGGAGTCGGCCGCCGAACGAATGCACCATCTGTCTGATGCTTTCGCTATTGTCGGTCCGCAGTCTCAGGCCCAGAAAATCAGCGGTATCAGCACCAGCGCCGCGCAGCTGCGCACCGACGACGGTGCCGCATTTATCGAACTCGCCCCCAGCAGCCACGCGGTGACCGTTACCACGCCGGGTAAGCTGACCGCCAGCGCGCAGGGCGGCACGGAGATCAACTCCCCCGAAATTGTGCTCAACGGAAACGTGACCATTAACGGCAACCTGTCGCAGGGCATGGGTGACGGTGGCGGCACGGCGACAATGCTGGGGCCGGTCAACGTGACGAACGACGTCAACGCCGGGGGCATCAGCCTGCAGACGCACAAGCACGGTGGTGTAGAAACTGGCGGCGGCCAGACGGGAGGCCCGCAGTGAGATACCGGAAAGAAGACAAGAATGGCGATTACAGCTTCGGGCGCGGCGAGGGTGATTTCTTCATTAACACGCCCGAGGCTGTGGGCATGGCAGTGATCAGCCGCCTGCAGCTGCGAAAGGGCGAATGGTTCCTCGATACCACCGCCGGCACCGACTGGACGCAGATACTCGGCAAATACACGTCGGGCCTCTATGACATCGTGATCCGCGAGCGCATCCTCGGCACGCCAAACGTGACCGAGATCGTCGAGTACCAGAGCCAGCGCGATGTCGATACGCGCGATCTTTTGATCACCGCCACTTTAAACACTGCCTTCGGCCAAACCTCGGTAACCACCTATGTATGAAGACATTATCGATTCGATGCTGCCAAAAATAACGGTGGCAGGGATGAGCGCGCCTGAATTCCAGACCATCCTCACCGGGTGGCAGACGATTTTTCGCGGCATCTATGGCGATGACATCTACATCGAGCCAGACAGCAAAGACGGCGTGCTGTTGTCGCTGATCGCCTACGCGATGCACGGAGGCAACAATGCGGCGATCGCCACCTGGAATGCGTTTAGCCCGGCGACCGGCACCGGCGCGGGGTTGGCGAGTAACGTCAAAATCAACGGCATCAGCCGAAAGGCGCCGTCAAATTCCACGGTTGACGTGAAGCTGATCGGCCAGGTTGGCATAGTTATCAGAAATGCCTCAGTACGCGATAGCGCTGGGAACCTCTGGGATTTACCGGCAGAGGTGGAGCTCGATATTCACGGCCAGGCGGTGGTAACGGCGACGGCGCAGAAGGCCGGCGCCATCACTGCGCTGCCCGGTGATGTTTCGCAAATCGCTACACCGACGCGCGGCTGGCAATCCGTCACGAACCCTGAAGCGGCCACCGCCGGTAAACCGGTGGAAACTGACGCCGAACTGCGGCAACGGCAGGCGCTCAGCGTCGCGCTACCGTCCCGAACTGTCATGGAAGGCCTGATAGGCGCTATTGCCAATATCACCGGTGTGACGCGCTATAAGGGCTACGACAACGACACTTCGGAAACCGACATCAACGGCGTGCCGGCGCATGCGGTTTCGATGGTGGTAGACGGCGGCGATGCAGAAGAGATCGCCCGGATCATCGCGATAAAAAAATCACCTGGCGCGCCGACGTTCGGCACTACGACGGTGATCGTCAAGGACGCCTACGACACAGACAAGCCGATCCATTTTTTCCGGCCGACCAAAGTCCCGATTTACGCGGCTATCAAAATTAAGGTGCTTCCTGGCTACACCAGCGACATCGGCGAAGACATAAAAAAAGCCGTGTCCGACTACATCAACACGCTCTACATCGGTGACACCGTTTATTTTTCCCGGCTCTATGTTCCCGCCACGCTGGGAAATGCCGCCAGCGGGAAAACCTATGACCTGATGACGGTGAGCATTGGAAAAGATGCAGTCACGATGAGCGAGGCCAACATTCCGATCCTGTTTAACGAGTCTGCGACCTGTTCGCCGGAGAATATCGCAATTATCACGGTGGCATGATGACCAACAAATACACCGCATTAATACCCGCTTATCACTGCCAATTCCCCAACTACTTCGCCACCGTCAGTGCGGTCACTGAGGCGTTCGCACGTCAACAGGACAGCACGCGCGGCATCTTGCCGGCGTTTGACCTTGACAGCGCCATTGGCGCCCAGCTCGATGTAATCGGCCTGTGGGTGGGGCGCGGGCGTCGCATACGTGCACCGGCAGTGAGCCATTATTTTTCGTTCGATGATCCCGATCTGGGTTTCGACCTTGGGACATGGAAGGGACGCTACGACTACGGCGACGAGTATATCGATATGGATGACGACACCTATCGAACGGTACTGCGTGCAAAAATCGGCGCCAACAACTGGGACGGTACTGTAGAAACGCTGCCCGCCGTTCTGGCGGCTATTTATCCGAAAGGCGGTATCACGATCACTTTTTCGGACAATCTCGACATGAGCATGACGATCACAGCTCGAGGGGCCGTAATACCGGCAATCACGAAAGAAATTATTCGGCAGGGGTATCTCTCGATTAAACCGATGGGGATCGCCGTAAATTATGAAGTTGTGGAGGGATAAATGGCGAAGAATGAATTTAAACCGTTTGCCATCGGTGAATATGCGAACGTGTTATCACAGAATGAATATGAATCACTACCCGCTGTAGGGGCGGGATTTACCTCTGGTGTCGCAAAAAGTGAAGAACTTAACAAGGTATGGCGGCAATCATCCGTGATGTCATCCGTATTAGGTGATTTCATTTCCATTAACTCCGGCGATGATGTGTTGGATGATGGTGATACGAGCAAGGTTTTACAATCACTGATTAAAGCATTATCAAAACCAATAATTAATTTTAGTCACCCTGTCGGCATGGTTGCTTGGTTTGCTCAAAATAAAAACCCTAACGAAATTTTTCCAGGTACTACGTGGGTATACCTTGGTGAGAATAAAACCATCAGGTTATCGAAACCTGATGGGAGTGATTTGCTTGAATCCGGTGGGGCGGATCAAATAATCATCAGTAAGGAAAACCTGCCAAATATAGCGTTATCTGTCAGCGGCACTGCTAATGAAGTAGATCTCGGCTCTCGACAAACAGATACCCAGGGCAGACATAATCATAGGTCTGGCATGGCAGGCCCAGGTGCTTCATACCAAGACTATATAGTTGGGTCTGATAATGATTCACATAGGCCGCTTACTTATACAAGTGACGACGGTGAACACGCACACACGGTAAATATTGGTACGCATTCACATAATGTTAGTGGTTCAACAGAAACCCTTGGCTCTGGGAATTCAATTAATATCACCAATGCTTACGTCAAATTAATGGGCTGGTATCGCACCGCTTAATAGAGAGAAATAAATCATGTCAAATAATGGTTTGCCAGTCACTGACGTGGTAGGGGTTTCTGTTACCCTTGGTCAGCGCCGCACTGCCGGCGCATCAGCAGGTGATGCATATGCCCAGGCAGCCCAAGGTAGTGCAATTTCAGCGGCTAATTCCGCCGCAAAAGCCACTCAGGCTGAACTTGGTGCGGCGGAAGCCGCCGAAGGCGTAGCTGAAAATGCAGTCATTGCTTCGGGTGCAGCAGATCGCGCCGAAGCTGCGGCAGAAATCGCGCAATCTGGTGCTGATGCTTATCCTGATGTCGCTGCTGCACAAGCCGCGATCGACGCTGGCACTGAAACGCGGCGTTATTTCTCTGTTCGCTCGACCATTTCAACGCAATGGGTTGATGAATATGAAAACGTCAACGGTGTAGCGACGCCAACGGGCCGCTATCTGAGTAACGGGAAATACGTTGATGAGATTGCCGCCTCTGTTATTTCGCTGCTGGCGAGTCTGATTGAAACTAACAGGCGAACTGCCTCACTTCGGCAATATCAATCTGAGCAATGGCAGTGGTTAGTTGAAGGTGCCGGCGGTGCTTCTGAGACAGCAATGGCGCTTGATAACGATTTTGGGTTGTGGCTGGCTGGGTTAAAGTCTTCAATTCAAGATTATATCGAACAGCTCATGCCGAAGAGCATTGCAAATCGATACGTTGATCTGCAATACGCTATCGTGGCAAAAAACGGCATTGACGGACTGCTAACAATAAACAATAACGGCGATATTCGGATCGTCGGCACTGATGACGTTTTGCAAGACAGATTGAACGCGATTTGCTCGACCACGTTTTCTCGCAGGGTTGCTGGATTCCAGTTCGTTATTTTCACGTCGGATATGAAGTCGGCAATATTCGCTATTGATGACGATGGCGGTGTGCATATTCCCGGCATTGATGGCCCGCTTCAAGATAATCTCGGCGAGTCTTTGGCATCAATCACGACTGTCGGCGGCGTTCCTGCAGCTGCGTGGCGCGGTGATATTGTGTGGTCTGAGCGTCCTGTGTTAACGGCGCAAGAACTGACATCAAGCGGCTTTGTATTCAGCTATATGCCAGGTGGTGATGCTACTTCTGGGGCTGGCGTGATGTATGTTCCATCTATACGAGAAATGCCTATTGATGCAACTGTGATTCACGGTGCTGGCGCCTGCGGCCAATCTCTTAATCTAGCGTTCGATACTGCTAATTCGAACATTGTTAATATTGATAAATCATTCCGTGGTCGCTTATTGGCGGGTATAAACGGAAATCCAGAAGGTAAGAATGTAAATGCTGTAAATAATGATGACGTATCAAACCTTAACGATATGAGTTACCCATCATACCGCCAAGGTAATATCCTCCCAATGTACAATGAACTCATGTCCAAGGGTGTTGGAAATATTATTTATATCCATGCTGGATTTGCGGCTGGTGGTCGCTCATTCATACAAATCAGCAGGGGGACTGTGCCATATGAAAACGGCCTGAAGTTTGTTCGAATGGCTAAGAGTGCTGCGGACGGTGTCGGTAAGCAATATATATTTAAGTTTCTGTCTCATGAGCATGGAGAAACTGATTCCGATAATGGTGATTGCCGAAATCCGGGAGACTATCTCGCAAAAGAAAACGTTTATTTCCCCGGCATTCAAATCGACTTTAAAGGCATTACCGGCCAGACAGACGATTTCCTGATTGTTATCGGGCAGGTCGGCAGTCGCAGCAACACCAAAGCTGGAGCCGTTGATGAAGAGGGTAACCCGACGGGCGAAAGCATCGTGGTTCAACCGTATTCAGTTCCAGCGGTTGACCAACTCGCATACGTGCGCCAAAACCCCGACACGGCGATTATGTACGGCCCTAAATACATGCTGAACTGGCTCTATAACGACAACTCGCTCAGTCATCTGAACGCAAAAGGGAAAGTGCTACAGGGGGAATATACTGCACAGGCCATTCACTGGCATCTGTACAACGCAGAGAAAAAAGGCACGTGGACTGGGCTGAAAGTAAAAAGTCTTTCCGTCTCAGGAAATATTGTTGATTTGCTCTGTGATGTCCCATATACGCCGATCGTCATTGATACCAATTTCATCGCTGATTGTTTGAATCACGGAATTAGTCTCGAGAAAAACTCTGCATCAGTTCAGAGCGTCACCGTCGTCGACGGTAACATTATTCGCGTTGAGTTTGATAAAGCTCCCGCGCCTGACGATTACATGCTGATCGGCTTTACTAATACCGCGCTAAGTTCAAGCGGCTATGTTTATCCATTGACGTGTTTTCGTGATTCATCCCCAATTAAATCACGATGGATCACCCGAAATAACGAACCTTTCCCCCTTTACAACTGGCTGTGCCTCGATCGCCTGCCTATTTCCGGAGAATTTTAAAAATGACAGCAGCTATTAATACTGGGAAAAGTTATTCTGGTTTCCGCCCAGCCCTGGACTTATCAGCTTCCATTCTTGATCCGTCGGCGCTATTTAGCGCCTATAAAACTCGCGTGGTGGCCGATGGTGGCTCTATTCCAGACGAGCCGGGTTGTCTTACGCGGTTTGAGTTCCTTGTGAATAACGGGATGTATAGTCGAGCGACGTTCTGTGCAGCGCCGGCGTTTGGTTTAAAAGTCGATGGTGCTGGAAATGTCCAAACCGTTTATAACCTGCTTGGCTCTGCTGGGGATTTGATCGCGGGTTCCCAAGGAACTCCACCGCTACCCATGACCTACGATGCCACTGCGCGCGCGGTTATCATTCAGGTCACATCGGGTGGGGGCTGGTATCTCAAAAGCCGCACGAATCTTGTTATCCAGAAAAGTTCGACTTATTTGATTGCAGGCCGCATGAGCGACCTCAATCGTGCCGACAATAACGGAATTACTGCCGGATACAATCTGACAGGTTTACCGATGGCGTATCTTCGGACGATGATAACGAACAACAGCGCAGTTACTGAGGCGTGGCGATATGGGTCACGCGATAGCGCATGGCCTGCAGGTAGTGGTGGCGCGCTCAATGCCGCAACCAATATCTATGCTGATTACGTGCCATCATCTGGCCTGTTCAAAGTGGATCAAGGGGTTATTGAGGGGTACGAGAAAGGGAAGTTGCTTGCGACCTCCTCGCCGGCGGCGACGGGAAAACTGGCTGATTTGAGCAGCTACACTACGCCGATGTTGATCGGTGGTACGCAGTTAGCGAATAACATCGTCAGTGCGTGCTATGGGGCATTCATGGACATTCTATGCCTTCACACCGCTGACGAATCCGACGCGATCCTCGCGTCACGCTTGGGGATGTAATGCTATGCCGGAAGGGATTCCGGCTAACGGTGAAAACTATCTTTCTTTATCGATCAGACATCTGTCATTTTCGAGCTGAATCTATCTTCACATCGGTTTTTTCTTACGCATACACTGTATGTGTATACAGTATTTGTTGTGAGGTAAAACACCATGGGAATGATGCCAAAATTTGCCAGCCCGGCAGCAGACTACGTTGAGCGCCGTTTGAGCCTTGACGAGATCTGCATTTCAAAACCGAGCGCGACTTATCTGCTCCGTGCCGCCGGCCAGGCGCTGGCGGTCGGTATCCACGCTGACGCGTTGCTCGTTGTCGATTCGTCGGCGACGCCGGTGCACGGCAGCATTATCGTAGCCGCCGAGGAAGGCGCACATGTGTTGCGCCGGCTTCGTCTTTACCCGTATCGCGCGCTTGAGTTTCTCGATGGCTCGGGACGGGAAACTGAACTCGGTAATGAAGATTCGGAAGAAGGGATCGAGGTGTTCGGCGTGGTGATGTACTGCGTGAATGATATGCGGAGTTGTGAGTGGGATGATCTGCCTGTTATTTGAAGGGATATGAGAAACGTTTCATAGAGCTCTGCTGAATTAATATTAGAAACAATCGGAGTAAGTGTTTTATATACTTATAATAAACCCCAAGCGTTTGGTTACGACTCGGGGTTTTTGTTCACTTAAATTAGTGATTTAGTACCTAGTTATAGGCTATTAGCTAGGTTCTTCATCTCTTTTTTGTAGCGCTCAACCGAAGGATTTACTTCCAGCCTCTGCCCATCGACTGTGAATTTTTTTCCCGCTTCAAGCTTAGCTAGTGGAATTCTCTGTTTGCCAGAGATTCGACCACTGGATAAAAAATCATCCAACAAGTAAAAGCAATCCTCTGCTTTCTCTTCTGAGAATAAATGCTCATATTCTTTTGCAATCTCTACTGCGCGTTGAAGGAAGTATTTCGTTGAGCTATCAGGATTGTTTTTGTTCTGACGACTCCATCCGCAGTGGGTCATCGTGACTGCATGAACGCGAGGGATGTTATTGATCCCTGCCTGCTTGTTGAATTTATGAAATTCGCTATTCTCATTTGATAACATATCCAGGGTGAGCCTCAAGGCTTCAACCGAATGTTGGTCAACCCTTACAGGAATAATTAGTGCCTCGGCGGCACACCAGGCGAGGTGAGTAGCTCCACCAAAGAATGGACTTGTGTCTATAAGGGTTTTTTTGTTTTTCTTTTTTTCAATAGCAGAATCAATAATGGTTTTGATTGCATTTAGTACTTTTGCACTCGGAGCCCTTCCTCTGGTATCTCCCAGCTGTGAAAACTGCGCGAGTTGGCTGTACAAAAGTGAAGGGAAGAGGAAAAGCTCTTGGGAACCTGGGATTATATAGCTTCTCTTTCTGTTGGAGCCCAAAAATGCGGTATTGCCAGAAGAAACCATCATAATGAGCTCTTCTAAATCAACTTTATCTGTGTTGGTTATTTCCGCGAGCAAGGCATCGTAAATTGTCGTTTCAAAAGCATGTAAATCCTCACCTAACAGACTTTGTGTCATGTTTCTCTGTGGGCATAGATCCATCAAAAGAGTAGAATGATTGGCAGAAATTTCATATGCCAAGTTAAAAGACAGAGTGCTTTTCCCAATTCCACCGCGGAAGTTGCTGACGGCATAAGTATTGAATTTCTTGGTTCTGGGTTCAATAGTTTCTCCGTTCTGAACACGGCCAGCTCTGTCAATGATTGCAGAAATTGCGTCCATATGAATGCCTCACAGTGGTGTCTATCAAGGTGGTTGATAGACTATTTGTCTATCATGGTTGTTGATCGACACTTTGTCTACCTGATTTTTTTGTTCGATACTATATTTTTCGAAAGACTGCTAAGGAATGTGATGGAGGTACCGTTTTGTGAGCGACATACGGTCGGGCGAGTGGGATGAACAGCTGGTTATTTGATGACCGGTCATTTACGCTGCAATTACGTTCGAAATTCTCCCGAACCGATACGAGAACTTTGGTAAGCGACTGAAATTAAAGAAAGGAAATACAAGGTATAGCAAGGGACTGCGAAAGGATTTTATGTTTTAACTATTTGTTTTTTATGGCTATTGTCATTATTTTGCGCATAAAGGAATCGTATTCGGTCTTTTTTTGTGTGATTGATTTATAAGGAAATTCTATTTAAGGCACCACCAACAATCCCCGCTCCTCTTTTCGAGTCATAGCCACCAACCCGATCTCCATCCTTATTCCCCATCCGCACATATCGCTAATTTCGCCGCACCAAAAGTCATTACGTCATTTATGGCGCTGATAAGCTCCGGTCATTGCTCCCATCACCGGTTAAATGAGAGTGGCATTATGGGGAATATCAAGGCATTAGGCGTTATAAAAGGAAACCTGTGTTGAACGATCGGTTGAGCCAGTTGAAGAGGGCGCTGCCCGGTTATCTCGAGGCGTGGCGTGAGGGGGCTTTACCCTCTGACTGGGGGCAGGTGGCTAATCCTGAAGTGGTTGCCGCCCTGTTGGCGGAGTGGGAGGCGCTAAGCGAATTGGCGTCGCTGTTCGAAACCGCGACTGAAACCCCAACCGATCCCGCCGCGTTTTGGCAGGCGCGCGCCGAGCTGATGGCGCAGCGCAATCATGAGCTCAATGACCAACTGGCGACGCCAATCCGTTTGCCCGGCGCACGGGTAGCCTTCTTTGGCTATGTGAAAACGGCGGTGATGGACGCCAGGCAGGTGAAGGCGGCAATTCGCGATGCCGGTTTTACCATTGCGGGCGACAGCCAAAATGAGAACACGGCTTAG